TCTTGTCGTTCTTGTCTTGAATATATCCCGTTGGGCATTTCTTTTCGTTATCTCCTTTTATATAAAAATCGGATTCTTCTTCAATAGATGTCTTTGGAACCGGTTGTATTGGGGACTTTATTTTTTCGGGGACAGGTGAAACAGGTTGTTTCATCGTTTTTTTGCCATCTTTTTTAACACATCTTTTTTTGGTCTTGTCGTTCTTGTCTTGAATATATCCCGTTGGGCATTTCTTTTCGTTATCTCCTTTTATATAAAAATCGGATTCTTCTTCAATAGATGTCTTTGGAACCGGTTGTATTGGGGACTTTATTTTTTCAGGGACAGGTGAAACAGGTTGTTTCATCGTTTTTTCGCCATCTTTTTTAACACATCTTTTTTTGGTCTTGTCGTTCTTGTCTTGAATATATCCCGTTGGGCATTTCTTTTCGTTCTCTCCTTTTATATAAAAATCGGATTCGGGGACCGCAGAAATTTTTTTAGGAACTATTTTTTTAATAAACACAGGTTTCTGAACCAAGGGTTTCTCAACAACCGAGAGAACAATTTTTTGAAAAGCTCCTCGAACATAATCGGGTGTCAACGCCATTCGGGAAAATCTCAAAGCATTTTGTGCAATATCGGAACATTCTTGGTCATGGGTTTTACACCATTCAATTCTTTCTAATAAATTTGAGAGATCGGGAAGAACTTCAATATAGTGTTCCCCCGCAACAATCAAAGGGTCAATCCAAGAAGTAAACGAACTTTTGACTCTTAAAATGAGAGAACCGGTTGCCATTGTAGACAACAAACGATAGGCATTCACATTTCCATCAACATGAATCAAATATTTATAATGACTTTGTTCTTTGTAACTTAGACGTTCTACCGCGGGAATTCCCGTATTCAACATACTTAATCCGACTACAGGGTCAAACCGAACAGAATTGGAATCAATACTGCCCTTATCGCCCACAATACCTACATCCAAATCGGGGGATTTTATCGTTGCTAAACGCAAACGTTGATTGGTTTCTATAGTGGTACCACATCCACTTGGCCCTCCACGAAAAACAGCCTTTTCTATTTTTTCGGACCAATTTGTCTCAAAATCATCTATAGTATATTTGGCTTGTCCTAAAACATAAATAACATCATCATAATTGGGAATTGGAATATCATAATAGAAAGTATTTCCACCGAGACTGAAAATCGGAAGAAACCGAGAATTTCTGTATTCGGCTGGCAACATTGGATTGTTACCACGATATACCGGAAAGGGCTCCAATCCATCTTTGTGTAATAAATTGGCATCCGTTAAATTCATAATATAGACACCCGTTGGCAAAACGATTCCTTTGAAAAAAGTTTCATATTCCGAAGATGTCGTGTTTTTTTCACCCGCTTTTTTCACAATACATTGAAGAATTCGTAAACGATTGGATATTGTTCCGTCCTTTTCTGTAACAAATTTTCCAATATTTCTTTTATGTGAATCGGTGATGGTTGTATTTTCATTCAGGTGTTCCAATTCTTTCTGTAAAATAGTTTTGAAAAAGGGGGCAGTTGTTGAATTTTCTATTTTAACCAAGACGGATTTAGAACCATCAGAACACAATACATAACAGGCGTGATGTAAATGTTCAAATAAATATTGTAAAGTAAGTTTCAACGCATCGGATGACATTTCCCATGGACCCTGTTTCGCCGAAGGCATAAAAGATGATTCGATGAGTTGATTTGCTTCAGGATAAACGAATTCTTTGGATAAATAAGGTTCACAAAAATCCAAGGCTTCCTGATATGTTTTAATAATTTTCATCTATAATAGGACTATATTTTTCAGTCGCTAAAGTAAAATTTATTTTATAAAATTTTTCAATTCACTATACAATTATGCGATTTTGCTAATATACATATATGGCAAAAGAAAGACAAGAAAGATGGGTCTTCGCTCCCAGACATCGAAAAAAAGGGTGGTGAAAGGAATGCATAATGCTGTATATTTTTTATATTTGAAAAATCAATATAAAAACAATTCAACAATAAGAATACAATGGTGAAAATAGCTTTTATAACAGGAATTACAGGTCAAGACGGGTCTTATTTGGCCGAATTTCTTTTATCAAAAGAATATATTGTACACGGACTTATTCGTAGAGCATCTTGTATTAATACGTCTCGTATTGAACATATATTTCATAATAAAAATTTGATATTACACTATGGTGATTTAACGGACGGAACATGTTTATTCAGTTGTTTATTTAATATAAAAAATAAACATCCAACAATGGATATATTGGAAATATATAATTTGGCCGCGCAATCTCATGTCAAGGTTTCCTTTGAAATGCCTGAATATACGGCGGATACAGACGCCTTTGGAACGTTGAAATTATTAGAAGCCATAAAATCCAATCATTTAATAAACATTACGCGATTTTATCAGGCTTCAACATCTGAGTTATACGGAAAAGTTCAAGAAATTCCACAAAGCGAAAAAACACCCTTTTATCCGAGATCCCCCTATGGTGTTGCCAAACTTTATTCATTTTGGATTGTCAAAAATTATAGAGAAGCCTATAATATGTTTGCTTGTAATGGAATTTTATTCAATCACGAATCCGAAAGAAGAGGTCATAATTTTGTTACACGAAAAATAACTATAGGATTGGGGAAAATTTTAAGAGGAGAGACCGATAAATTGGTTATGGGAAATATTGATTCGCTGAGAGATTGGGGATATGCCAAGGACTATGTTGTTGGAATGTGGAAAATGTTACAAGTAAATGAACCAGACGATTATGTATTGGCTACTTCTGAAATGCACACCGTCAGGGAATTCATTGAAAAAGCATTCAAATTAAAAGGATTTGATATTCAATGGAAAGGAAAAGGTGTTGAAGAAATTGGTTATGATTCTATAACGGGAAGAGAATTGATATTTATAAATGAAAAATATTTCAGACCTACTGAAGTAGAATTGTTACTAGGAGACGCAACAAAAGCTTATGAAAAATTGGAATGGAAAAGCAATACAAGCTTTGATGAATTGGTAAAAATAATGGTTGAACACGATTCAGGATCATTAAGCGTTCCAGTATAGTTGTTCAACAGGTGTAGGAACATAAAAATAATTGGTTAAATAAGGGCAATGTGTATTATATCCGTAACCATATCCACCACGAATATATCCACCATGTCCATGTCCTCCGTGTCCGCCTCCGCCTCCATGTCCTTCCATTAAAGGCTGAGTCCGGTAAAAATACAAAACAACAAAAAATATAAAAATGGCTAAAAGAAGTAATACAAAAAGTTTCATCCTTATAACTTATAAGGATAAAACAACGTTCAAGGAACTCTCCGTTCCAAAAAACGAACACTATAGCTACTTGGGTGAAAATGATCAATTATAATTTTTTCAACTATAGCTGGATCAAATTTTTTACAAGAAAAGAAATCAATAAATCCCGCTATTTCACTATTTACAAAATGCATAGTAATACTGCTTGTCTCAATAAATTGAACAACAGATTTATAAATGGGATTTCCAACAAAGCTTTTAATTTTGTACTTTTTATACATTTTTTTATACATTTTTCTATATTTTCTTTATTAGAAATCTTTTTTATGTTTATACACTTGGAGGTAAAGGCGCCAAACATAATTTAATCTCTCCAAGAGAAGCCACATGATATTTAACAATCAAAGGTAAATTGTTTCCCAAATAAATTTCCAAATGAGTACACAGGGGGGAACATTTGATGAAATTTGAGAGAGATTTGAGAGAAAATTCCCCTTGATTGACAATAGACGCATCCGCTTTTTTAACAAATTCCAAATTACCATCTGCTTCTGTTCGTTTAATATTGGATTTGGCAAAAGAGCCTTCACAAGAAAAAATCAAATCATTTCCAACAGAACGAATTTCAACACGATCAGAAATTCCATTCAAATCACGAATTATTTTCTGAAAATAGGCCGTCGGCAAATTGATAATTGTTGAATATTCTACATCAGGAACTAACATTTCTTCCGTATCAGCATCCAACAATCTCAATTTTTGACTATAGCATTGTTTAATGTCTCCATTGTCATACTGAAACCCAAGTTCAGAGACAATTCCATCATGATAATCGTTTTTTTCAATATAGATGGATAAAATATCGTCATTGGACATGGTTGATATAACCTTGAATAAATGATGTGTATTGGCACAAATAATGATTTTTTCGGGAATACAAATATATTCCTCGAAACGGTCAGCATACAAATTAACATTCACCAAAGTAGTATGTGTTTTGTCAAAATTAATGATTTTTAATCCCTGTGCAGTAAACGTAATCGTGGCATCTGTCAATATATCTTTAAGAGCAGTAATCATGGCACGAATAGGTGTCGTTGATACAGTCTTGACAGTTAAAACATTGTTCTCCTTGTTCATATTTTATATAAATAGACCGATTCTTTATGTTGAATTTTTGGGTTTACATCTTTTTGGCCAATAATTTATCACAAATATTTTCATAATCTTTTACAACATTTTGATGTGTATATTTTGAATAAATCGGTTTCAAAGGTTCAATACCATTTTCTATAATTTGTCTCAAACTATTTTTTTCAATTTCAATGGAAGGTTCTAAATTATGTAAATTAACAAACATTCTTGAATTATTGATTGCTATCGGTCTCATGGAAGCGATAGCATAATCGGGGGAACTTGCTATTCCTGAATTTTCTAAATAATCATAAAAATAACAATTGATGGTATTTTCACTTAACCAATTTATAATGTCTTCATCAGAAAAAAAATTATGAGATACTTCAATTTTAATACCAGGTTTTGTTATTATACTATAAACTTCGTTGACTCTTGCTCTGGCCTGTTCACCCGTGGGGTCTCCAAAATAAGAATATGGAATATGTAAACGAAAAATAGCTTCATCAAATTCTTCTTGTATTTTATATGCTATTCTACAAATACCTTTATGTGGAAACCCGAAGCCCTGAAATCCAATAATGGGAATTTCATCTTTTCTTGTTTTTTTTTCTAATTTTTTTAAATATGGAACACTTCTCGTAACACAAAAAACATTCCCACTATTATAATTTAGTTTTTCATTATCACTAATTATATAATGAAATCCATGAAAATGTTCAGGGACAAAATTATCAATATTGGTCTGTAATAAATCATAATGTACCATTATATGAAAAATATGGCTATATTTATTACGTATAGTCTGTTCTTTAAAAAACGGAGTTGTATGACCATGAAAATTATAAATAATTATGGCTGGTTTTTTTTCCAAAATAAAATTTTCCAATTCTTCATTTGAATCGGTAAATAAACTGATAAATTTATATTTATTTGATTGATTATTTGTTAAAATATCTGCCGTCAATTTACCACGAATTCCAATTCCACAATAAGAATCAAACCCATCAACCGATTTACCCGTGTTTTGTGAAACAAAAGCAATAACCGGTTTCATCGATTCCAATTCATTTAAAATAAAATCATAAGTAATTTTTGTTGATTCTTTTAAATCCGTTTCAGTAAACCATCCACATTCTTTTTTAATTTTTTCAATATTACAATATCTGACTTTTACACCTGTAGCTCCATCAATATATTTGATTTTAAAATTTTTTCCGGAAATATCTTTTAAAATGTCTAAGTAATGGTTGATTGTTATACAATTATCCGAACCAATATTCATAATTTGTTTACAATTGGAATTCATTAAAGTACGAATCGCTTTAATACAATCTTTTACGTACAAAAATGTTCTTACTTGTTCACCATCACCAATAACTTCTATAGTGTCATTCTCGTCATTTAAATTGGCTACTTTAAGAGCTAAAGCCGAATGTGCTTTGGATCTTTCCCCTTTGAAAACAGAATAGTCACCAATAATACTATGAAATCTTGCTATAAAAACATTTAAACCATATTGTCGTTCGAATCCTTTATACATTCTTTCTGAAAATAATTTTTCCCATCCATATTCGTTGTCAGGAAAAGCGGGATAAACATCTTCTTCATTACAAGAAGCTACATTTTCATTGTGTGGATATACACAAGCTGAAGAAGAAAAAAATAATTTTCCTATTTTATACTTTACAGAGCATTTAGCAACATTGGAATTGATAATTACGGAATTACTCATAACAGAACCATCATAGTTTCCACAATTTATATAAGTAGCACCACCCATATCGGCGGAAAGTTGATAAACTTCATCGAAATAACACAATTGAAACAAACTATCAACAAAATTCATTTCTCTTAAATCACCTTTTTTAAATTCATTCGGTTCAAATATACCATATTGAATATCACGAATATCTGAACCAACAACATTGTATCCATCTTCTCTTAATATTTTTACTAAATGACCACCTATAAATCCACTGGAACCTAAAATAAGAGCATTTTTCATTATATATATTTATGTATTTTATAATATATTATAATAAACGGATTTGATTATTTCAAATTTGGTTCTTCAGTACAATTGGCACAATAAATTTCTTGCCAGTCATTGCCAACATACAGAATAAAATTTCAAAAAAACAATTTAGAGCAACGCGTATTTTAAATGCCGACTTGTTATTCAATTTATTTTTATTATATAAACACATCTTACTATATATTAGCATACTCATTTAAGTAATTAGTAAAATGTGTGGTATTTTTGCTTGTCTTTATGCATCTGAATCTCTAGATACCTTGCAATCTGGTTGTAACTTGATTCGACATCGAGGTCCTGATCATTCTTCGTTTGGTATCGTACCAAATACGCCACATGTTTTTGGATTTCACCGATTAGCAATTAATGATTTAACCGAGAAAGGAAATCAACCACTAGTGCATCCAGAATTTCCTCATATTAAAGTAATTTGTAATGGAGAAATTTACAATCATAAATTGCTCAACCAAATGTACAATTTTAAACCTTCTTCCCATAGCGATTGCGAAGTGATTTTACATCTCTACCAAAGGTTTGGATTAGAACGAACCGTTCGTGAACTTGATGGTTATTATGCATTTATTATTTTTGATGGAATGAATGTGTATGCGGCTCGGGATGATATTGGAGTTAGGTCCTTATACATGGGTTATCATGAAGATAGTGTGTATCTCGCGAGTGAATTAAAAGCGATTCAATCGTTTTGTAGTACCATCTTTCCTTTTCCGAATGGAAACATCTGGTCCTTAACTGAAAAAGGATGCGGTGTGTTTAAAAATATGCGCGAGTCGCAATTAATGATTCGCGACTCGTATCATCAAGCAAAAGAGACTATGCGGGTTTTATTAGAAGCTGCTGTAGATAAAAGAGTTGAAAATACAGAGCGACCAATTGGGTGTTTATTATCAGGAGGTCTTGATTCCAGTTTAATTTGCGCGCTCGTTACAAAAAAATACGGTAAACCAATCCACACCTTTTCAATTGGGTTAAAAGGGTCAATTGATTTAATTTTTGCAAGAATTGTAGCCAATCATGTCAAGTCCATCCATCATGAAGTTGTGGTTACGGAAGAAGAAATGCTTACTGCCATTCCGCACGTCATACGTCAATTTGAAACGTATGATACAACGACGATTAGAGCTGGTACTCCTATGTGGTTATTATGTAAATATATTTCAGAAAAGACTGATATTAAAGTGATTTATAGCGGTGAAGGGGCCGATGAATTATCTGGAAGTTATTTATATTTTAAACATGCGCCAACTGATAAAGCCTTTTATGATGAGACACACCGACTTATGAATGATTTGCAATATTTTGATGTATTACGTTGTGATAAAGCAACAGCAGCTCATGGATTGGAAGTACGAGTGCCATTTCTTGATAAGGAATTTATGAATTACTATCTTTATTTACCACCGGTCTATAAAATGTACAATTATTATGAATGCGAAAAATTTTTATTACGAGATGCATTTCGTGGATTACTACCAGATTCAGTATTATGGCGTACCAAAGAAGCATTTAGTGACGGAGTTAGTACCGAAACAAAAAGTTGGTATGAAATCATCCAAGATCATGTTGCTACGATAACGATTCCTGACCTTGAAAAAGAGTATTCGTTTAATAAACCACATTCGGATGAAACCAAGTGGTATCGTTATTTATTTGAATCTTATTATCACGATTGCGCCGATGTACTTCCGTATTATTGGTTACCAAAATGGGTTGGAAACATAACTAATCCTAGTGCAAGAGTAATACCATCTTATGATAAAAGTGAATTACAAAAATTCAAGAAAATAATAAAAAATAAATTATCGTTGGTATAAAAGACCTGCATTACCACTGAGAAAAGAGAGGACATTATAGCGCTCTTCGTGAATAATTATGTTAAAATTGTAATCGTAGAGTTTATATGTATTTTTCGCAATTCCAATAATCGACCCCGAAGTATCACATATAATATTAAACTGACTATTCGTAGTGTCAATGGGTGGCAAATAAGTAGAGAATTCAAACTCTATGGTGCGGAATTTATTCATATTGATGGCCCCTGAAGGTTGATATTTAAAAGGATTCGTATCCAAACAAAAATTATAGCAATAAATTCCATCGACGGCAGACCCCGGTGTTCGAACATATTTTTCCAGATAATCATAAATTCCTCGGTCCTGTGTATTTTCACGATAAGAACCATCCAACACAATAGCCATGGTTTGTAAAATATTTTTTACATTGTCTGTATTGAAATTCCCCGTAATAAAATACCCCGTATTGTCTCCATTGATATCAATCAAAGGTCCCAAATTCTGTTGATTGGCATTGGAAAAAGGACTATTGGGGTCTGTTTGGGGCGCAGGTTCAATATCGGCAGGTAAATTACCATACGGCCAATTGGTATAATTGTTCCATTCATTCCGCATATTCACATCGTTTCTCTGAAAATAAAAAATCCAATTCGAAATCATACCATTGGAATACAATTGGACTCGATTGGTTCCGCCAATATTTTGATAATTATAGGTAAACACATCTTTTATTAAATAGACCTGATCTTCTCGCGCAAATTTTGTCGCTTCTTCTTTGGACAAAAAACCATATGTGGACATAATATGAACATCGGCATTCCAATTGGTCGTTTGATTTTCATAATATCCAGGATCTATAATGACATTGGGTGGTGTTTGTAAATAACGATACATTTGAAATTGTTGTTGATTGAAATCGGGTTGAATATAAGGATGATTGTTGGCTTGGTCAAATACATCACGAACTTGAAACAATTCTTGAATAGGTCGTATCGTGACATTCATATATAAATCATTGTATTGAAGAGCAATTAAAGGAAAGGCACAATTGGCATTCAACGTAAACCATGTATTGATAGGTATGTATAGTGTTCTTCCTCTAATGGAAGGTTCCGCACCATTTGGACTGGTTGTATAATAAGCGGAAGGATAACAATTAGCACGAGAAAAGGCATTGGCAGGGTCATTTAATTCTGGAACATTTCCGCTCATACGATTGTATAAATTTTTTTTATCTGTATTAAAGTCCCGTTGAATCATAGCAGATAAATATGCCCCCGAATAACGCTGTAATGTTTGTGAACCACAGGTAATTTCAATTTCCGTAATCATCTGTAGTCCAATATCTTGAATCCATCGAAAATCATAGGCGGACCATGTATAATTGGTCTGTTCACAAGGTTGATAAATAGGGCTCCATATATCAGGTAAAGTAATCACAACATAAGTATCCATTAAAAGTTCGGCATTTCTCGGAAATTTGAACTTGAAAGTGGATGGTTCCGTTAATCTTAGAACACGCATTCCATCGTAGTCAATACGAAATTTCTGTAAACCAAAATTGGTGTATTTTTTATAAGCAGTTTTAAAAAAAGTTACTTCAGGATTTCCGGTTAAAATCACATTGTCATTACCAATGGCTATTAAATTTAAAATAGCGCCCGACCCCGACATATTTTTATATAATACAATATATGTTTATATTTATTTCTATTTTGTTCTAAAACATAATTTTCTTGACTGAATATATAACAAATGAATACTATTTTTTCCATTATTTTAGGCGTTATCGTAATTGTACTTTTATACCTTGTTTATACTTATTATTTTAGCTCTTCAACGACTATTTCATCTTCCTTGTGGTTGAGCAATAACAATGCTCCTGTCACAACAATTGCCAATCCCAATACTTCTGTGTTTACCTATGGTTTATGGATTTATATAAATACATGGAGTCAGGCCCCAATGAATATCTTTAGTTGTGGAACACAGGGTCAAACCTATTTTTCTCTCGATTTACCTACGAGTTCACCCACATTGACTTGTACGATCAATACAGGAACTACAGCGTGTAGCCAAGGAACTTCACAAACGATTGTAATCACAAATAATTTTGGTATTCAAAGATGGGTATATGTATTGGTCAGTGTGAATACAAATATAGTTGATGCTTATTTGGACGGAAAATTAGTTAATTCGACTCAACTTAATGGTATTCCAAATATTTCTTGTCCCAGTAACAATTGGGCCATCAATTATGGCTCTGGTGATATTTATATTTCCAATTTCAAAAGATGGACTTCAGCAACAGACCCCGCAACAGCTTTTTCATATTATCGTCAAACCAGACCGGCCTCTTCAAAAATATTTTCTTCGTATTCGGCCAACGTTCAATTGTCTGTTGATAATGTACCACAACAACCTATCAAAATATTCTGATAAAGGGTATAAAAACAAAACAATATAGACTATAGTGTTTATGGAATCGTTATCTCAAAAAAATTATTGTAATAATTGTGGAAAAGAAGGACATTTATTCAGTCAATGTAAAATACCGATTACAAGTTTTGGAATTATTTTGTTTCGAATTCATCAGAATAGACCTGAATATTTGATGATACGAAGAAAAGATACATTGGGCTATATTGATTTTATGAGAGGAAAATATTCAATTCAAAATAAATATTATATTATGAACATGATGAAACAAATGACATTAAAAGAAAAGAAACAATTAAAAAAGATGACTTTTGAAGAATTATGGTCTGATCTTTGGGGTGAAAATGAATCATTGTACAATCAATATAGAGTAGAAGAAATGTCATCCAAAGAAAAATTCGAAGCTTTGAAAAGAGGTATTCATAACTGCAATCAGTTTTTTTCTCTCGATACATTGGTTGATGAAAGTATACAAAAATATGATAATTGGATAGAATCCGAATGGGGATTCCCAAAAGGAAGAAGAAATTATCGAGAGAAAGATTATGATTGCGCTTTGAGGGAATTTATGGAAGAAACGGGTTATTCATTGAATGCCTTAAGAAACTTTCAAAATATTTTTCCATTTGAGGAAATTTTCATGGGTTCTAATTATAAATGCTATAAACACAAATATTATTTGACATATATTGATTATAAAGATAGCCTGAATTATAGCGGTAATTTTCAGAAAACAGAAGTTAGTAAGATTGAATGGAAAACATTAGAAGAGTGTCTATCGTGTATTCGCCCGTATAATTTAGAAAAAAAAAGACTACTCATGAATATACATAAATGTTTGATAAAATACAAATTTTGTCAGTTTGTTTGATTACAATAATATATATACATTTTATATATATTATGGAAAAGGAAAAAAGATGTGAAAAAGGAACGAGAAAAAAAAATGGAAAATGCGTCAAAGGAAGTAATCAAATCATAAATGGAAAAAAAGTATGGGTATTTGAACAAGAACCTGTTTCAAAATTTGAAAAGGGTACTCGAAAAAGATGTCCTCGTGGCACTATAGAAGTTACTGAAAATAATATAAAATATTGTATATCGAAGTTGCCAGAACCTACGACACAGAAAGAAAACCAGCCAATACCCGAAGAACCAAAACGAATACCATGTGGAAAAAGATGTCCCAATAAAATGAGATGTAAAAAAGGATATTGTGAAGCAATTGTAGAGGCACCACCCATCGAGGCACCACCCATCGAGGCACCACCAATTGAGGCACCAATTGTCTCAAAAAAAACAAACAAAAGAATAATTATGAGAAAGGAAGAACCAGTTTATTCAGAACAGGCCATTACAGAAATGGATGAATATAATTGGTTTAAAAAAAATCCCCATGATTTTCCGGTGTTGTATCCAAATCTAAACGACCCCAATTTTAACATTAAATTATCTGAGAAAAAAGAATTCAACGATATTCCATTTGACAATGAGATCTATGATGTTGAGAAAAAGGCGGAAAATCTTTGTTCAATAGAAAATGTTAAAAAAACATTTGAATATTTACCACATCAATTGTTTGTTCGTAATTTTCTCTCATTACAAACTCCGTATAATAGTTTGTTGTTGTATCACTCAGTAGGCACAGGAAAGACATTGAGCGCAATTAGTATTGCCGAAGATATGAGAACATATTTACAACAATTGGGAATTCGTAAAAAAATTATTATTGTAGCGGCTCCAAATGTTCAAAAAAATTTCAAAAGACAAATTTTCGATGATACAAAATTAAAAGAAACCAAAAATAACGATGAAGTAATTTGGACGATTAATTCCGGAATAGGAAATGCCCTTTTAAAAGATTTGAATGGTTTGAAAAAGAGAGAAGAAGTGATTCAGGCCATCGATAAATTAATTCGTAAATATTATAAATTTTATGGCTATGGTGGTTTGGCCAATAAAATTTCTAAAATGAAAGACGAAACTATAGAAGACATTGAAGAACGAAATGAAATATTTATCCAAAAGATACATGAAGAGTTTGATAATTCATTGATAATCATCGATGAAGTCCATAATATACGTATTACGAACGATAATGCGGATAAAGAAAGTAAAAAAGCCGGTGAATTTATCCAAGAAATCGCAAAATTTGCTACAAATGTTCGTTTTGTTTTATTGTCAGCAACACCCATTTACAATTCCTTTGATGAAATTATTTATTTGACAAATTTGATGAATGTCAATGATGGACGAGCCAAAATTACGAAAAAAGATGTATTTGACGATAAAGGGGAATTTAAACAAGAAGGTGGAAAAGATTTATTGATTCGTAAATTAACAGGATACATTTCTTTTGTTCGTGGTGAAAATCCATATACATTTCCATATCGTATTTATCCGAGTGATATACCAAAAATCAAAGAAAAATCCATATTAAAAATACAATATCCAACCATCCAATTGAACGGAAAACTCCTGAACAAAAAAATTCAACATTTGGATTTAGTTATGACGTCTTTAAAACCTGAGCAAAATGAAATTTATCGAGCTTTTACCGAAAAATTATTTAAAAATGATGACCTCGATATTGAAGACGTTGATTTGTATCAAGAAGAAGAAAAATCAGATGATACAGAATCGGAAGAATCTTTTGTCAATTTAGAAGAAGAAACAACATTTCGCTATACGGCACTTCAATTGCCTCTACAGGCACTGAATATTGTTTATCCGAGTGGTCCCATTATAGAAAATTCCATTGGTCAGAAAGGATTCAATTCAATTATGACAACAGAAAAAAATCAGAATTCATTGAAATTTGAATACAAAGAAGGACACGAGGGATTTTTCTCTCGAGATGAAATTTCCAAGTATAGTTCAAAAATATCGGATATTTGTGACGCAATTGAAAAATCAAAGGGAATTGTTTTGGTGTACGCCTATTATATTTGGGGAGGAATTGTTCCATTGGCTCTTGCTTTGGAAGAGAGAGGATTCAACCGCTATTCATCCAATCCATCCGCCAGTAATTTATTAAAATCCAACAATAAAAATGCTCCAAAGTATTTAATGATTACAGGGGATTCAAAATTGTCCCATAACAATGCCGAAGAAGTTAAATACGTATCCGACAAAGACAATACGAATGGAGAAAAGGTCAAAGTCATATTGATATCCAAATCCGGTTCAGAAGGATTGGATTTTAAAAACATTCGTCAAATTCATATTATGGACCCTTGGTATACACTTAATCGTATTGAACAAATTATAGGAAGAGGTGTTCGCACTCTCAGTCATTGTGTTTTGCCATTTGAAGAGAGAAATGTAGAAATTTATTTATATGCTTCTTTATTGCCAAATGAAAAACAAGAATCGGCGGACTTGTATCTGTATCGTTATGCTGAGAGAAAAGCCGTTCAATTGGGAAAAATTTATCGTCTATTAAAACAAATATCGATTGATTGTATTTTGAATCAAGGTCAACAGAAAATGTCAGTTGAATATTTAAAACAAAAAGCTATTTTGAATCTTTCCAGTGGTGATAAAATTACATACAAATTGGGTGACAAACCTTTCTCAACGATTTGTGATTATATGGAAACGTGTGATTATCAATGTCGTCCACATAGTTCTCATCTATCTGTTCATAAATCAACATATACCAACGAATTTATTAAAAACAACAACAATGTATTGACCGAAAAAATAAAATCCATGTTTCGTGATTACGATTCTCAAGAATTCACTATAGAAGAAATTGTCCGTAAAATTAATATTTCCAGAAAATATCCACTTGACCAGATCTATTACGCTTTGACGTATTTGATAAAGGATAAGAGAGAATATTTGGTAGATTCCTATGGTCGATTGGGAAATTTGGTGAACAAAGACAAATATTATTTATTTCAACCTTTGGAAATAACGGATACAAATGCTTCCTTATTTGAGAGAAATATACCTGTAGACTATAAACCCAAATCCATTGTTGTTCCTTCTGATTACAAACATAGCGCTACATTATTGGAAGTTTCCAAAAATAAAACAAAAGAAATTTCGGAGGACAATACATTTAATCTTTTATTGGAACAATGGAGACAAACATTCTATAATAATCTCACAACCGAAGAATCATCGAATAAATCTTGGAATTTCAATGTAATAGAAGAATTACAAACAAAGTATGAAATTGATTTAAAAGAAATTCAGAAATTTTTCATTTTTTATAATTTAGACAGATTTTCTATTTCTGAAAAATTGGCTTTGGTCAAGATAAATCCTTCGAAAGAAATGGACAATACGATAGGTCCTTATATCACTTCTTATTTTGAGAATAAAAAAATCAATAAAACTATTGTTTTATATGATCCGGCAAATCAAAAAAACCGGTATTATAGATTTTCTGATTCATGGAATGAAATCGAAAGAGAAACATTTCAAACATTAATAGAAAATGATAAATCAAAATATTTTTCAAAATTTAAACCAAAATTAAATTTGAAACAAAATTTCTTGACTGGATTTTTAACAAATTTTAAGAAAACACCAAAAATTGTATTTTTTACGATTGATAATAGTGATGAAAGAAATCGCGGAATTTATTTTGAGAATGGAAGTAATCTCGAATACGCTTATAATATAATTAATAATTTTTTGGAAAATAATGAATATACCCTTTATTCTGAACACGTTTTAAAAAAAAATCAATTAGCGGTTATTTTTGAAATATTGTTGAGACATAAAAAATTATTGTTAAGTCCAGAACAATATTATGAATCTAAAAAATAATGTTGAATAGGGGCTTGGGCAAGCTTGCGCCCGAACCCCTCCTTTAAGACCGCTTCGGCGGTCGACAGCCAGCGAGCTTCGCGTCCGACGGCTGGCAAGCGATTTAAGAAAAAGGGAGGGGGTCTTAGCCCTTGTGTCCCTGAAAATTGATATAAAAATAATAGAATATATTATATCAATTCAATGAATAAAAGTGATGAACCTTTTGCTCCCGCCCTTTTGTCAACGAAAGTATTTTTATCTTTTACCGAAGTTGGAAACAATATAGCCGAAAATTTAAAGAAAAAAATAGAACACAAAGTAGAAGGAAAATGTATTCCAGAGGGATATATTATGCCCAACTCAATTCGTATTGAAAGTTTTTCAAATGGAAAAATTGTAGAAGAAAATGTAGAATTTGAAGTCTTTTATCATTGTAATATTTGTTTGCCGGTTGAAGGAATGGAAATTGAATGTATCACAAAATTTATTACAAAAGCGGGTGTTCATGCTGAATATATAGTTGATAATAAACCAATTATTACCTTCTTTATTACAAGAGACGATAATTATGACAATCCGGAATTTGTAAAAATAAAGGGACCGCATGTGAAAATTTTAGCCAAAGTTACGGGAGTTACATATGAATTAAATGACCCAACAATTTGTGTAATTGCCGATTTAGTAAAAATAATTTAACTTTAGAATACGAAATTCCTTATCCAAAACAATTACCGGATATTGAATAAAAATCATATAAATAAAAGCCCCCTTATTCTCTATAATGTCGGTCGATTTGGAAAAAATGAAATCAATGATTGATAAAATGGACAAACAACAACATATTGAAATTTTAAATATTATAAAGAAGAATTATTCTATAGAAACATTAAAGAAAAATGAAAATAAAAATGGAATTTATATTAATATGTCTTGTTTACCACAAGATGCAATTAAAGAAATTCAAAAATTTATATCTTATGTAAATGACCAAGAAACATCTCTCAATCAAATTGAAACGGAAAAAAAGGAATTAATGAAAACATACCATCTTGAACAAAAACCAAAAGATTTATCCAGACAAAAAATGATATAAAGATAAAATAGGAATATAGTATAGGTATGCAAAATCTATATCAAATTTTTTATCCATATAATAAATTTGATACAAAAGAAAAGATTGAACTTTTGAAAAAATACATGTATAGTGAAACAACAAAAAAAATTCCACGTAATATGTCTGTACAAATATCAGAACCACCGCCACCTAAAAAAGACCCAATTTTGTATATTGAGAAAAAAAACTCCATGTTTTGGTCGATTTATATTTCCATATTTGGTTATGAATCTTTTCAATATTCCGAAAAACAATCCACTATAGAAATGTCTGAAAAACAAAAAATAATTGATTTCATAAAAGAGAATCCCAAAATATTAAAAACAACAGGTTATAAAATTACGAATACATTGGGACAAGAAATTTTATCGGATTTGATGACCATGGGAGAGAACCCGATTTTATTTATTGCGTATGCTGTTTATTATAAAATAAATATTGTTGTATTTTTTGTTCGTGATAAACAAACAAAATTTTATTTGGAAATTGTGCCCGAAACTCACGAAAAGGTGGTTTATTTATTCTATGATGTAAAAATGAAAAAATATGGTGTTGAATTGAATTCTGATTCTCAAATAGAAGAAGATTTTCGGGACAAATTATTGTCTATTGAAAATTTTCAAAAGCCGTTGAAAGCCATCTCTCATTATAAAATGAGCGATTTACAAACAATGGCAATGAAATTAGGGGTATCAATAGATGAAAAAAAGAAAAAAGAAGAATTATATACTGCTTTGATTCGAGAAACGACTATCTGAAACAAAGGGGAGAAGAGGGGCGTCCCTCTCCTAATGAAAATTGAAAAGAAAATAGAAACATATCTCTTTTATATATATTATAATGGAAAAAGATCATGTAAAATTGTTTAAAGATATGATCAAACTTTATATTAAAAACATTGATGATCCCCCTTTTGAAAAAAAAGTGAGTGAATTGGAAGTCCGTTTTGGTTTAAATGATAATAAGAGTTTATCAAAAAAATCAATCAGTAAAATCGACTTTGATAATGTTATTAAACAATTGCGAGCAACTGGATTTAATTTAGAAAACACAAGAGGTGATTTAGAAGCAAAAGATTCAATTACAGAACAATATTATTTGAGAATGACGTGTCATGAAGATTTAGGTTCAAATCGATTGAAACCATCCAATCTTCGTCTAGAAATGAGAGGATTGGATTTAATTCAAAAATATTGTATTCATAATGATATTCAAAAAATATTGGACGAATCGTCTGATAGAAGCAAAGCCATGATTCAGTTTACCGAAAAAACAACTCCCTTATCCGACCCAAAAAATAGTGAATCTATTGTTGCACCTGTGTCATTTGATTCCTATAATTATAGAGTTTCATATAAATTAGAAGAAGATTTCCCAATTTATAGTGAAAAATCAAAAAAGGAAATTGAAAATTGGACAGAAAAGAAAAAAACATTTCGATTTATAAAAAGATATCGGTTTTCTCATCATGATGAACTTGTTTTTGTTGATGTCAGTATTTTGAAAGCAAATCAAAAAGATAAAACAAAATCAATCTATATTCCAACCTACACTATACAACAATCTTTTGTCTTTGAAAGCGCTGAAACATATGAAATTGAAATTGAATTGAACAATGAAAAAATTAAAAAAATAACAAATGGTCGTTTCGATGCTGTTTTATCTTCATTACGAAAAACAATTCATACTATTCTTTCGGGACTGCAACATACAAATTATCCAATTTCCTATATTGAACAGGACCATGTATTGAGAAACTATTTGAATTTAGTTTATATGGAAAAACCGAATCCCTATGAAGGTAGTCCTATTTCTTCGAGCGATTTCTTTGGTCCCTCTTCCATTACATTACAGATTGAAAATTTATTGCCAAAAACCAAAGACAATGTTTTAACAAACTATTCAGTGACAGATAAAGCAGATGGTGAACGAAAAATGTTGTATATTTGTCCCAGTTCAAATGGAATTGCTCGATTGTATTTAATAGACACAAATATGAGTGTTGTTTTTACAGGTAAAACAACAATGAATAAGGATTTATATGGTACATTGATTGATGGTGAACATATTTTGTATGATAAAAAAGGTAATTATATTAATCTTTATGCTGCATTTGATATATATTTTACCTATCAACAAAAAGAACAAGGACAACAACGAGAGAGTGGTATTATGGCGGTTCGTAATTACCCTTTTATTACAAAAGCGAGTGTGCCATCCAAAAAAGAAAGATATTCTTTGTTAAAGAATAGAATTAAATTATTGAATGAAACCAGTAATGGCGGTGCATCCTGTTCTTTTATTGTTCAATTCAAGGAATTTTATACAGAACCGACTATTTTTGAAGGTTGTGCCAAAGTTTTAAACAATAGTCCTTATTTTCCATACAATACAGATGGTTTGATTTTCACACCTTGTGATTTGCCAATACCTATAAGTCAATCAAAAAACAAATTTAAAGTAACATGGGATAAAAGCTTTAAATGGAAACCCGCAAACTACAATACGATTGATTTTTACGTAAAGACAAAAATAGATAAAAATGGTCAAGAATTGATTCGGAATCGTTTTCATGATGGACAAGATTTGAGCAATGTTTATTTGGATAAGCCTTACAAAATAATTGAATTGAGATGTGGTGTTGATAAACAGAATCCATTACATCGAAATCCTTTTATAAGTGTTTTGAATTTATTGAAAGGAAATATCGAAAAAAAATACAACGAAAAGGAAGATTCGTATACACCCGAAAAATTTCAACCTACAGACCCTTATGACCCACAGGCCTATCTTTGTTATGTCGATTTGAAACCCGATAACGCAAACAATCTTGTTATGAAAACTTCCGAAGGTGAGATTTTCGACGAACATATGATTGTTGAATTTGAATACGATTTGAAAAATTCCTATCCCGCCAATCCATGGAGATGGAAACCGCTTCGTGTTCGTTATGATAAAACAGCAAATTTGTTGTCGGGACAAAAAGAATACGGAAATGCTTTTCATGTTGCCAATAACAATTGGCATTCTATTCATAATCCGATTACAGAAGATACACTGAAAACAGGACAAGATATTCCTATAGATAACCCAGATATTTACTATGATAATAATCCAGATTCAAAATCAGACAATACAAAACCTCTGCGTGCTTTTCATAATATTGTTAAAAAAAATTTAATAAATGCTGTATCGTCGTTAAATTCCGATAAATCATTGATTGATTATGCTGTTGGAAAAGCGGGTGATTTACAAAAATGGACCAATTCGGGTTTGGAATTTGTTTTAGGGGTTGATATTTTCAGAAGTAATATTGTCAACGACTATGATGGAGCCTGTGTTCGTTATTTGGAAGAATTGGATAAAAATAAAAGAACATCTTTTCGTGCTATTTTTATAACTGGGGATTCTTCTCTTCCTATTCGTTCGGGCGAAGCAATGAAATCAGAACAGGAAAAAAGTATTGCTCGTTCCATTTTTAATTCGTCCGGCGAAAAAGAAGATTTGGGTAAATTTAATAAACGCGGAGAAAATGGTTTTCAGATTGGTTCTTGTCAATTTGCTATTCACTATTTCTTTCAAAATCAAACAACTTTGTTTGGATTTTTGAAAAATTTGGCAGAATGTACAAAATTGGGGGGGTATTTTATTGGAACAACATACGATGGTCAAAAAGTCTTTGATTTATTGAAAAATAAAACACGGGGGGAGGAAATTGTCTTTTCACGAAAAAAGGAAGGAAAGGATGAACCGGATATTATTTTCAAGATGATTAAAAAATATGAACAAACTGGATTTCCGGATGATGAGAATAGTTTGGGGTATACTATTTCTGTTTTTCAAGATTCAATCGGTAAACCGATGGATGAGTTTTTGGTCAATTTTCAGTATTTTAAAACATGGATGGGAAAAATTGGGTTTGAGTTGGTTTTACCTGCTGAAATAAAGGGTACGGGTTTAGAAAATACGGGTTTTTTCGAAACATTATACGATACTATGATGCAAAAAATAAAAATCAATCCAAATATAAACGAATATAGAGTTGCCAAAGAAATGAAATCTGATGAAAAAATTATTTCCTTTTTGAATCGTTATTTTATTTTCAAGAAAGTGTTTGAAATTGATACAAAAGTTCTGTTCAAGACAATTGAAAGGGTTGAAAAACCTGAATTGTTGGTTCAAAAACCACAGAAAAAAATGACTCTTAAGAAATTGTCTTCTAAAATTACATTGAGTCATTATTCGCCCGTTGAAGATGAACCTGATGATAAAGAACCTGACGATAAAAAAGTGGCATTGATTGTGCCATTTCGTGAGGAAAAACTTAAAACAGGTGAAATTTCTGAAAAAAGAACAAAAGAACTCGCAAAATTTACAGAATATATGACAAATTATTTTAAAGATGTGCCTTCAGTCAAAATCTTTGTTATTGAACAGAGTGACGATGGTGAGAGATTCAATCGTGGAAAATTATTGAATATTGGATTTATGAAAGCAAAAGAGGAAGGTTTCAATATATTTGTATTTCATGATGTGGATTTGTTGCCTTCACATGAATTGAAGCCCTTTTATTTGGAAAAAACAGATTCACCTATTCATATAGCTCATGTTTGGAAAGATAGGTATAGCAATAATAAGTATTTTGGTGGTGTTGTTAGTTTTTCAGAAAAGACATTCGAAACAATTAATGGATTTCCCAATAATTTTTGGGGATGGGGCGGTGAAGATGACGCCCTTTATAATCGTACTAAAATAAATAAGTATTCTATTGTGAATACTGAAAAAGGGTCATTTGAAGATTTGGAAAAAATGACATTTCAACAAAAGAACAAATATCTAAAAGATAACGATTATAAAAATAATATTAAAAAGGAATTATTGGAAAAAGATAAAAATAATTGGAAAGAAAATGGATTGAGTCATTTGGACTATAATGTTTTAAATGTAAATACAAGTGAATTTGTTGAACGTATTCAAGTCAACATCCTGTAAAGAGGTTAAATATAACAGATAATATAGTATAGATGATTTATTTTTTATTGCCACATAATTATTCACATTTATATCAATATATTGACTATATTCGGGGGAATCCTGACCAAGACAATCCATGTATTTCTCAATCTCTTTACTTTTATCTTTTTGAAATAAAAGAAAAAATGAATCTTTTTCAATATGATTGGGATGTTTATAAAAAATACACCAATCCATACGAGTATATTCATACTATGTGCCCGATTAAAAAGAAATGTGTCAGTAAACACAAACCTCTTTCGCGCTCTTATTTTAAATTTATTGAGCTCTATTATTCTTTTCATTTGGATGAATATCCAGCATTCATAGAATCTTCAATATCAACCTTTCATTTAGCTGAAGGGCCAGGTGGATTTATTGAAGCTCTTATTTTATTACGAGGTAACAAATGTTCAGATACCTATATTGGAATGACTTTACAAGATTCTGATGATGACCATAATATTCCCGCGTGGAAAAAAACACAAAATTTTTTAAAACAGCATCCCAATATCATTATAGAAAATGGTATTACGGGAACAGGGGATATTTTATCTCTCGATAATTTTGTATATTGTTGTGAAAAATATAAATCTTCCATGACAATGATTACGGGTGATGGTGGTTTTGATTTTTCGGAAAATTTCAATGATCAAGAGAAAAATATAGGGAATTTATTGTTTGCTCAGATTGCTTATGCTGTTTGTATGCAAAAACGGGGCGGAACATTTATTTTGAAAATTTTTGATTTTTTCATGTCTCATACTATTGATTTGTTGTATTTGCTAAGTTCCTTTTATGAGAAAGTATATATTACGAAACCGGATACAAGTCGTTATGCTAATTCTGAAAAATATTTGATTTGTATTGGATTTATTCCTTTGTCTTCGGATGCCTTTTATCCCTATTTTTTAAAAGCCTTTCAAAAAATGGTTCAGGGACTAGCTTTTGGTGAACAAGTTGTTCATTTTTTGAATAAACCTATTTCTTATTATTTTACGATGAAATTGGAAGAATACAATAGTACTTTTGGACAACAGCAGATTGAAAATATTTATGCAACTATTTCTCTCATTGAAAATAAAGATTTCAAAAATAAAAATAACAAAATCAATGAACTCAATAAAATCAATATACAAAAATGTGTTAATTGGTGTATGAAATTTGGTTTACCTTACCAATAAATCAGGGAACCTAGCGGATTAAGCGGAGCCCATGCCCACCCAAGGTGCCTTCGGTCAAGGCGAGCGAAGCTCGCTAGCTGTCGACCGCCGAAGGCGGTCTTAGAACCCCTCCTTTGGACTAAGAAATATTTATAAATTGTGCGTAAATTTGGCAAACATTCATTATACACTTTGACGCACGAGAGCATATCCCGTTTAACGGGATATCCTCTAAATTTCACATTTCGTAAACATTCGTTGCCTATTTTACGCCTTTTTCTTCTCTCATTTTCTTAAAGGCAAGCTTCGCTTCCTAAGGCTGGACATGCAGGTCCTGCATGCCTTGTGGCCTAGCTGTCGGACGCCTACGGCGTCCTTCTCAAATGATATAAAAATAAAAAAGTACATCCAAAACATAATAGAATATTCTATAATGTTTTTCATAATATTTGAGAGAAAATATATCAATGGTGTAAACCTATTTTTATCTGAATATCCAGTGATTGTTCATCGGGTTCATAACCAAACCGGTTATAAAATTCTTCTTCCTCTTCTTCGGTTACAAATTCAACCTTTTTTGTTTCTGTATTTACCGAGCCATGATATTGTTCCAATCTTTTTTTCCAAATTGGAGAGAAAGAAGCATAATACAGCCAATTTTGTCCAATTTCTTCTAATGTCAGGGATTGTGGAACACAAATAGGGAACAAACAGCAATCTCTTAAAACACGATAATGTTTGTAATCGGAAACTCTGTCTTCATAATTGGCGTATTTTTGGATATGTGTTTCAGTAAAGGAGAGATATTTTAGAGGTGTTGAGTCTATAATTCTCATTTGAACATGATCGTTGGAAAATTCAAATGAATGAGAAATCATATTGTAGACAAGATTACAGAGAATGATTTTATTCTGAGTTGTTTTCCAAAGATTCTTTTTTTTTTCGTAATATTTATTGAAACTTTTTGGTTTTTTCCAATGATTGATAGGTGCGTCAAATTTGTTTTTGGCCTTTTCTATAATAGCAAATGCTTCTTCAAAAAATCCAGAGTAAAACAATTCATATATCCAAAACATGGCTTCAGATATTTTTTTTTTTATTATTGAGAGAAAAAGAGAAGTTTCAACCCCTTCTTTAGAATACAAATATCTCGTTAAAGATGGATGGCCGTCAGACACTGAAGACATCCTTGTGGTTTTAATCCAAGGTGCCTTAATCAATTTTCATTAGGAAAGGAGGTGGGTAAACCCGTCCTCTCACCAAATCAACCTATGATGTTTTAGGAAGCAATTTTTAGGGAACCGCAGATTTAGAAGTTTTTTGTTGATGAAAAATATATATCCATATTCTATAATGTCAAAAATGCGTTCCCATAAAAGAAAAACCCATAAAATAAACCAAAGAGGTGGCGGTTCATGGTGGGAATATTTATTTGGTCCTAAACAACAAGTTGTTCCAGAACCAGCTCCAGCACAACAAAGTTCATTTTTTGGTGCCCCACCAGCGCCAGCACAACAAAGTTCATTTTTTGGTGGACCAGCAACGGCGGGAAGAAAATCCAGAAAATCCAAGAAGTAATTGTATTTGTTGCGTTCAATAAAATCAATATGAATCTCAAAATAATTTAGCTCAATGGAAATTTTATTTGTATTTATTTTTTCCATTCTATTCATCATTTGTTTTCATTGGATGAGAACCTATATTATAAGAAATTCAAAAAAGAGAGAAAAGAGAGATGTCATTCGTTCTCAAACTGAAAAATATAAAAAAATGTTGGATTCTATTCAAACCTATAAACCTGTAGAATTTTTAACGAAAGAACAGAAAAGGGCTATGGAAGAAGAACTCTCTCTATTACTATGATTTTACATGAATATGACTACAAATTCATATAAAAACAACACAATTCATTATACAATATACAATGTCTGAACAACGAATCAAAGCTCTTCCTTTTGTTAGTATTTGTACTCCTACATTTAATCGACGACCTTTTATATCTATTATGTTTGAAATGTTTCGTAACCAAACTTATCCAAAACAAAATATTGAGTGGATTATTATCGATGATGGAACAGATAAAATAGAAGATTTAATAGAAACCTCCGGAATTCCTCAAATAAAATATTTTTATTTCAAAGAAAAAATGAAACTCGGTAAAAAAAGAAATTTATTGCATTCTAAATGCAAGGGTGATATTATTGTTTATATGGATGATGATGATTATTACATGCCTGAACGAATATCTCATGCTGTAGAAACCCTTTTAAAAAATCCATGGGCTCTTTGTGCCGGTTCGAGTGAAATTTATACTTATTTTAAACAAGGACTCGCCCTCGGAAAAATGATTCAATTTGGTCCATATGGTCCATTTCACGCAACAGCTGGAACTTTTGCTTTTCGTAAAGAATTATTGGAAAAAACTTCCTATAATGAAGAACAGGCGCTTGGTGAAGAACGAGAATTTTTGAAAAATTACACTATACCTTTCGTTCAATTGGACCCGATGAAGACAATTTTGGTTTTCTCTCATGAACACAATACTTTCGATAAAAGAAAAATGTTGGAAAACCCCAATCCTCAATGTGTAAAAGAATCAACGAAAAAAGTTGAAGATTTTATTCGTTTACCAAAAGAAGAAAGAATTAAACATTTTTTCTTAAATGAAATTGACGCATTGTTGGAAAAATATGAACACGGAAAACCTCAAATGAAACCGGATGTGTTGGAACAAATCAAACGTATTGAAAAAGAGAGAGAAGAACAACAATTAAAATCGGCCACAATTGTTATGCAAAAACCTGGTGAATCGCCCGTTCCCTTGAGTCAACAACAGATTTTGGATATGATTCAACAACAACAAAAAACAATAAAAGAACAACATTCTCTTATTGAAAAATTACAACAGGGTGCAGTTCTTTTCGCCAATCAAAATGGAGAACAAATTTCTCTCAATCATTCTCAAATTTTGGAACAAATAAAACAAATGCATATTATTATAGAGGGGTTGAAAAAAGAGATGTTGGAAAAAGACAATATTATACAAAATCTTCAAAAACAATTGGTTCATGCTAAATTGACTGGAAAAACAATTGTCAATAAATCAGAACCGGAATTCCCCGTTGTTCTATAATATTTTTAATACAAATTAGAAAATCTGGTTGGTGTGCAGCAACTCAATGTTCCGTTAATTGGGTTTATTTTTGGTATTTTTTTTACAGGATATCCTAATTGGTCCTTTAATGAATAAACATTATAGCCAGGAATAGAAACTCTATAACTTATAGCAGAAGCTATTGATATTCCGAGTGTATTTTGATAAGCAAATCCGTTACTAGTAATGGTATCATAAATTTTACGGGCAGTATAAGTACTGGATGAAACACCACCTTGTGTAGCAAACTGAGGATTGGATGGTTTATAATACAATTGAACATACGCAGGTACCAGAGAACCTTCATTTGGCGCAACCAATATTTGAGTATTGGTAAATGTATTGTTGACCGGATAAGTTTGTGGTGAGATACCCAATAAACTCGGTAAAGCATTATTGAGAAAAATGAATTGAGGAACTTGATGAAGAACAGACCAAACCCCCCCTTTTGAATATTGAGAAGCAGGATAAGAAGCCGATGCTGATAATGCTTGTATTTCTACCTTACCATAGAGTGTATTATAGGAAAAAACCAAAAGAAATTGTTTTGCTAAATTGAGATTGTTGATATAATAGTGTGTATTGTTAATCATAATCGTATTAAATGCTTGATTGAAGGAATTGATATCATAAGAACCTGTCGGTATTGTAGCTGTATAAGTTTGTCCATCCAACCAAATATATTGAAACACATTGTTATTTGAAGCCGGAGAAATATAGACTCGTTCACAATGAGACAAACCTTGTGGTGAATAAACATTGGATTTTGAATAACCCGTTCCAGGTTGTAAAGTAGGGTCACCTTTACGAATATAATTATAGCTATTTTGATAAATAGTTCTATTGCGACTCACCAAATATTGATTGCTGTCTGTAAAATAACGATTGTCGTTGTTTCGGTTTGGATTGAACTTAGGTAAAATCATTCCGGCACTTCTTACACGTCGTTGCGCATTTAACTGAACGGAAAAACAGGTATTTTCAGGAGCAGTAGATGTACTGACACATTGACTTGGTATATTACAGATGTTACATGTTTTCCCTAATTCTGTTTGGTCATTTGGTAATTGATCGTCTAAATATCCGACCAATCCATCACAGGATTGAATAGCATTATCGGAAGCGTCAGTATAGACCAAAAATCCGTTAGGTGCCGTCAATTCGTCAATTTTGTAAGAAACACGGGGATTGCCATTTCTGGTTGTATTGACTGCAATTTCTTTTCTGTAAGCGTGTTTGATTGGTCGAGGACGAAACAAAATATCGCCACTTGTAATGGGATTTGTATCTTGTGTTGGTTGAAGGCTGGAAGAAAGTTGATAAAATACTTTTCCTTTCCATGGTATTATGGGTATTTCGTTTAAATTTAACCTTGCATCTACAGAAGTCATACTTATACTATTCAAAGAAATTATAGTTCAAAAAATCACAATAGAGTGTATAGAATGAAATTTCCGTCTAAAAATATAATTTTAGGAATTCTCTTTGTTATTTTTGTTTTATTTTTTCTTTATTCGTTAAAGCCTTTATATGAAGGCTTATTAAACATCCAGGCTTAACCAATTACACTTACAAGAAAGAAAATTGAGACAAAATATAATTATGATTTGTATATTGTTGTGTAATAGCTAAAAATTTATTGGTAAATCATCTCTTATGAAAAACGCTTCGCCGTTTCTATTCCAACCAACTACTAGAATAATTATTTCTACATCATTCCGTCTTGCCTCATAAAACGCTTCTCTGTATTGTGGGTCTATTACAGATGGTTGAAACGTAGCTACATCAGTTCGTTGAATTACATAACACATTAAACATCTTGTATTTTCATACATATTTTTTAGTGCTGTTAATTCTTTTATATGTTTCAATGCTCTTGGACTAATGGTTTCAGATTGTTTTTTTCGGTATCCATCTGGAAAATACGCGATTTTTGAATTTACATCATAATTATCATAATTTTTATTTTTTCGTTCTTTTGATGTGATATCTTCATAGTCTGCTAATGGAACATTTTTTATTTCCATAATGAAACGTTTTCCTTGTTCATCTATTCCTGAAAAATCAAATCGCGAATCTACTACTCCATCTATAAATATTGCTGTTTCCCGTCTATATTCTTGTATGTTTTTCAATTTTGATAAGAAATTGTTTTTTAGTGCGTTTTCTACTAATTGTTCAGCCAATTTTGGATAAATTCCTATAATTTGTTCTTGTCCTTTTTCTATTTTCACTGATAAATAAATTCTATATTCACATTTTTTCTTTTGTTTTTCGTTGGTTTCATCAATGTTTTTATCTGTTTTTTTGTTTTTATTTTCTTGTTTAGTCATCAATATAGTTGAACCTACTTCAGCCAATCCACAACAGCCTAATGACGCACTATGAGCCAATATTTCATTGTCTTCAAATAATACATCGGCAACATAGGGTGATTTTATTACTTTTGACGGGCGTTTTACAATTTGTCCTTCCACTAAATTATCTATTTTCATAAGGAGGTTTGACATTGTATATTGTTATTATTTCTTGTTATTGTTTTCTTGTTTTGTTATAAATAAAAAGAATTTCAATTTTTTATATTCGCATAAACAACCAAAGATATTTAGCCAGTCAAAATACGGGAAGTCATCTGAATCTTTGGTGAAAAAATATCAAAAAAATTTTTGACAATTTTTTTTATTTATTAGCCACAGCTTTTTTGTTTGTCGGTGTCATTGTTGGTGTGGGATTAGTTTTAGTATTCATTCCTTCAACAGGATTTGAATTCAGTAAAGAATAAACAATAAACAAAACAAAAACGATAAATAGAATTCCTAAAATAATGTTTTTAGATGAAGCCTTCATATAATATATTATCCCAAAATTTTTATAATACTTTGTTTTCCGATTTGTTTTGTATACAAAAAACGTTCAGGGTACATGGTTCGTCTTCGTAAATTACAACCTAAACAAGCAATAACAACATTATCAAAATTATGTCCATGTTTATTGTCCAATCGTTCCAATGTCCATTGATTTGATTCACGAACATATTCATACAAAAGCTGAACCGGATTTTGACAATAATAACAGGTTAAATTGGAACTTTTCAATAAATCTACAACCTGCTGATAATTTACGAAATTGGATTCAGAATAAATTTCATTTTGTAAATCCTGATATTTGTATCCGGCAATTTTTTGATGAATTTGTTTTACAATCATAGTTTTGGCTTCACATTCTTCCCCATCTTCTTCCAATAATTTTTTCTGCATTTCTAAAGAAACATTAGATGTCCATCGAGAATCCAGTGTAATATTTCTTTTTTTTTTCTCAATAATTTTCTCTTTTTTTGGTTTTTCGGGTAATATAATGGTTTTATCGTTATTCATTTGAATCAATCAATTGTTATATAAAGGATATAGAGATAAAACCTTTTATATATTAAGTATGTCTCAAAATGAACAACAAGATTCAAAAAATTTAAATATCGGAGATATTGAAGCAATTATGGAAAGAGAGAAACAAAAAAATAAAAATGATATTTGGTCAAAAATAGATAAAACGCTTAAGATACAAAAATTACACGCTTATGCTGAAAAATACGGAAAAGAACACACTCATTCAGCAAAGGATATTAAAACTCTCAAGGGATTTTTTATATCGGCTTTGGAGAAAGGAAAATTACAAAAGACAAAGGATGTAAATTATGACAAAGAAAAAGGAGAAATCACGAGTATTCCCGCCCTCTATTTTGATGTGAACAATCGTAATTTTACATTGAAAAATTTTGACGTAAAAAGAGTATCAACATTGAAATCACTTACACCAAAGAGAATTACACCTATCAACAATAATGATTACCAAAAGTCAGAAGCCGATGACTTACCAAAAGCCCTTCATCAAGAAAATTGAATATAAATACAAAGTTTGTTTGTATCTATATAGAATGGAATCATCATCACCAAATATACATAATAATGTTAAAATTATCCAAGGGTTAGGTTCAGATTCTGAAGAACTACAAGATACGGACCCAAATTATGAGTATAATTCAGAAGAAGAAAAACAGGAAGAAAATACAATGGGACACACAGGTCTTGTCAATTTAGGAAATACTTGTTTTTTGAACTCGGCTATACAAATTATAAGAAATACAATTCCGTTGAATCGATTTTTAGATAATGTGGAAAAATACAAACCCTTTATTAAAAATGATTTACCTGAAGCACTCATTTTAACAGAATGGAACGATTTAAGACATTTTATGAATTCCGGTAATATAGCCGTTTCACCGAAAAGATTTGTATATCAAATGCAACATGTAGCTAAATTAAAAAAAATGGATTTGTTTACTGGATTTTCTCAAAATGATTTGTCTGAATTTCTTCTTTTTCTTGTTCAAAGTTTACATACAAGTATTTCAAGAAGTATCACTATAGAAATCAATAGTCAAAAAGTTCAAACAAATGTGGATGAATTGGCCCTTCAATGTTATGGAATGTTAAAATCCATTTATCAAAAAGAATATTCAGAAATAATGAATTTATTTTACGGCATTTTGATTTCAGAGATTTTATCTTTGGATGGCACAATTACATACAATATAAAACCGGAACAATATTTTATTATGGATTTAGAATTACCACTGGATAAAACAGATTCCATTACTTTGTTTGATTGTTTCGATGAATTTACTTGTTATGAAATTTTGGATGGTGAAAATGCTTGGTTCAATGAAAAAACAGGAAAAAAAGAAGATATTCAAAAGGGTATTAAATTTTGGAATTTTCCGAAAATATTAATTATTAGTTTGAAACGATTTACTCCCGATGGATTAAGAAAAATCAATACAATGGTAAATTTTCCGATCGAAGGATTGGATTTATCCAAATATGCATGTGGATACAATTCTTCTCAATATATTTATGATTTGTATGGTGTTTGTTGTCATTATGGAATAGTCAATGGAGGACATTATACATCTATGATAAAAACAAATGGTGAATGGATTCATTACAACGACGATCGTGTACAAAAGATGTCAATTCAAGAAGTAGTTTCACCACACGCATATTGTTTATTTTATCAAAAACGGGACTCTTTAACAAATTAGAAATAATATATCTTATAATTATAAATGGATAGTTCCGGAAATTCATACAATGGAAATTCACAAAAAGATAAACTTAGTGTTTCAACTATTTTTTATAATATATTTAATAAGTCAAATTTAATTATTCTATTTTGGTTTTTAGCCATCTATTATATTTTATTTATTATTTTGAATGTCTCTCAACAAAGTTCAAATATTTCAATGGGAAAATTTTTTGATATTGTTGTCTTTGTTATTTTAATTGTCTATCTTGTCATCACATATTTTTTTCTTCCTTTAGAAAACCAAGAAATGATTTTACAAAATACTGGTCAAAATTATTTAAATTATTTGAATGACCCTTATTCTATTTTCTCTCTATCTCTCTTTTTGTTTGTTTTTTATTTAATTCTTTTCTTTTTCAATATACCTTTAGACAACGAGAATAAATCTTTGGTCATATCGATTGTTGAAAGTCTGGCGTGGATTACTTTTGCGCTTTTAATTATTGTTGATTTTTTTAAATATTTATTGGGTGTTCCTCTGTTGTCTTTTGTAAACGACGGATTATCATATATATGGAATGGTTTACCTTCTAATTATTATCATCAATATGATATTACTATAACAAATGACCTTTCAAATAATCAACAACCAGAGGTATTTCATATAAAGAACAATATATATACATACGATGATGCTCAAGCAGTTTGTTCGGCATTTGGTGCTAAATTAGCCAATTATAATCAAATTAATGATTATTACAATCAAGGTGGTGAATTCTGTGGTTATGGTTGGAGTGCGGATCAAATGGCTTTATTTCCAACACAAGAATCAACATGGAAAGAATTACAAAAAAGCAATTCCAATAAAAATGTTTGCGGAAGACCTGGAATCAATGGTGGTGTTTTTGACCCCAATTATCGTTTTGGTGTGAATTGTTTCGGTGTAAAACCACCCCCAACACCACAAGAATTATCTTGTATGAACAATACAATTCCACAAACACCCGAAGAAGTTGCTTTGGAACAAAAAATACAATTTTTTAAACAAAATGCGGATTCTATGAATCTTACTTCGTTTAATAAAGTAAAATGGTCAGCTCAGGAAAATTGAAAATTTTTTTATTATAAAATTTCCGTAAAAACAAATGTCTTCATCATCAAACAATCCATTTGATATGTTTAATGATGATATTCCACCACCCCATGTAACAATAAGAAAAGAAAAGGAAACACAAGAAAAAGAAAAAGAAAAAGAAACCAGAAAACAGGATAAAATATGTCCAATATGTCACGATAAAATAAAAAAAAATAATTCAACAATTACACAATGTGGTCATCGATTTCATTCATCTTGTATATTTAAATCAGTAACCAGACATAATGATGTTTGTCCTTTGTGTCGTAAACATTTATTCAAAAAAGAATTGACAATGAGAGAATTGTATGAAGTATCCAAAGACACTATATTTGATTTTGAAGCATTTTGTTTTCTTATCAATGTCATTGCTACTCCAAATATTGAACAATGTATTACAGATTACGATAAATATGAAGACAACGGATATGAAGAAGACGACGATAATGAAGAGGACGATGAAACGGAATATTCAGAGGAATCAATCAAATTCAAAATGTCGAATTATAGTAAAAATTTCGTGAATAAGATGAATGAATTACTCGATTATTGAAGTGTTTTTACTTTCCATGTACCAAAATATTTATGTTGTGCATATTTTCCAAATTGTTGTCTTGTATTGTTGTGTAATATTTTAATACTATTTTTATTAATAAAATCAAGATATACCTTTGATACAAAATCAGGACCAGTTGTTGTATATACGTATATTTCTTTGTTTCTTGAAATATTGTACAACGAAATAATTTTATCAATGTTAATATGAATATGATCAATCAATGATTTAATAAACAGATTTTGTACTTTTGCACCAAAAGCATATTGCCCCAATAAAAAATACATATTGTTGTTACAGAAATAAGCATATCTTTCTTGTCGACACATATCTTGTTTGATTATTTCGTCTACTGGAAATACACAATCGTTGTTCAAGACCAAATTATCCAATGGTTCTAAACCATTCATATCCAAATCAAAATAGAATCCACCATAGTGATAAATGGCAATATACCTAAAAAAATCTATTTTTTGTATTTTAATGGGCAATCGGTCATAAGTCATATAATAATCGGGGTAATTGCTTTTAATAAAAAATTCAATATCTTCGTCAGAAAAAAATTTATATTCAAAATCAGGATTGAGAGAACGAAGAGAATTCACCATTTTTTTATATTTTTCGGGTATTTCGGCAGTTTTCCAAGTTTGTATAATGATTTTGGGTATTTTATTTTGTATATTGTCTTCGAGAGATAGATTGTTTGTTGTTTGAATCAAATCTTCGGTAGAGGGGCCAAGAGGGTCCAGTCTTTGATCAAATCCTTCTTTAAAATCGGTCCAGTTGAAATAAAAAATCAAAATGAAACAAACTATTATACCATAGTAAATATTTTTGAGAGAATAAAATAAAATGACAAAAATAGCTAATATTCTTTCAATAATCAATAACCATTCTTTCTTACCCTGATAATAATATGTAAATAAAGCAAAACCTATAAATATTAGAAAAGGAATAATTTGTTTCATCTTTCTTTAATATATAAAAATATTTTGTTGACCAATTATTTTTTTATTTTTATTGTTTTTCTTTTTATTGTTTTTCTTTTATTATGGTTCCGTGTTTTATCTTTTGTTTGTCTGGACGGGTCCAGTCGTTGGATAAAAGAATCAAATAATTCATCTTCAACAAATGTGTCTTCTTTATAAATTTGATTTACTAAAGGTCGTTTCTGTAAAAAAGTTGTTTCTATAATTAAACCAATTGGACATTCTCCTTTTTTTTCCATTTATTATATAAATATAAAAAAAACATAAAAATCATCCCCAATAGTACTATAGATGATTTATTTTATAACATTTACAGATAAATCCTTTATTGATGCGGGAGAAAGAATTGTTCAACAAGCAAAAGAATTAAATTTATTTGATTCTATTGAACTTTTTGGTGAACAATATTTGAAAGAGGATTCCGCATTTTGGATAGAACATTCTGAATTCATTGAATATTCTTCTCGTGGTTATGGATATTGGATATGGAAACCCTTTGTAATTTTAAAAAAAATGAGAGAAATTGCTGATGGAGATATTTTGTTGTATTGTGATGCTGGATGTGAATTAAATTGGAATCGAAGAACAGAATTGAAAGAACTTTTCGCGAAACCTTTGGTCATATCTTGTAGTGTCTCAGGAAAACCCGAAAAAGACTGGACAAAAAGAGATTTGTTCGTTGAGATGGAAACGGATTTACCTGAATATGCCGATTCAATACAATATCAGGCAACAGCTATCTGTTTAAAAAAAACGGGGATTGTTATGGATTTTATAAATGAATGGTGGTTATGGTCATCAATTCATCATTTTATTGATGATTCACCGAGTCTGTTGGAAAATTATCCGTCGTTTCAATACCATAGACACGACCAATCCATTTTTAGTTTATTGATTAAAAAAAGAAACATATCTTGTGATATCAATATTGATAAATGTGTGTATTTATTACGAAATAAGACTTCAAAGAGATGTATTATAAATAATGTTCTTGGATTTGTATTTACACGACATGTTAATTCGTCAACGTCCAATCTATTTTGGATTGAATGTTATAGAAAAATAAGACAATATTATCCCAATTGTACTATTATGATTGTGGATGACCATAGCAATGAATCCTTTATTACACCTATACCCTTAACAAATTGTTTTATTGTTCAGAGCGAATATTGGGGTCGTGGAGAGATTTTGGCTTATTATTATTACCATAAATATCGTCCTTTTGAAAAAGCAGTTATATTACACGATTCAACTTTTGTAAATAAATATATTATAGACTTTTATAACGTTGAAAATGTTCGTTTTCTATGGTCGTTTATTCATAATTACGATAAACCGGAATTGGAAGAGACTTATTTGTCTCAATTGTCCCATTCTGAAGAATTAATAAAATTTCATAAAAACCTTGAAGAATGGGACGGATGTTTTGGTGTTCAATCTGTCATTTCCTTTTCTTTTTTAGATAATATTTTTCAAAAATATAATTTGTTTTGTTTAATGGATAGTATATTAAGTCGTAATCAAAGATATCATTTTGAACGTATTTTTGCGGTAATTTGTAGTTATGAATTGAGAGAAAAAGATATATCAATGTTTGGAAAAATTCACTCGTATAGTTGGGGATGGGGATACACATTTGAACAATATTTAAAGCATAAAATAACAGGTGAAATCAATCATTTGCCTCTGGTTAAAGTTTGGTGTGGGCGCTAAACCCGTTCAAAAAACCTTTATGAACCCTGTATTCTCTCATTTTCTCTCAAATTATTGAAAAATATAAACTTTCTACATAGAAAAATGAAAATATACATTCCAAAACATCATAGAATCTTCTATAGTTTTTTACAATATTTGAGAGAAAAGTTGGAAAGTCAGTAACACATACTGGGAACATTTGTAGTACATACTGGGAACCTTTTTCTCTCAAATATTATAAAAAAACATTATAGAAGAACTCTTCAAACAATATAAAAATCGGCGTTTGAAATGTAAAAAGGTCTATGAAAAATATTTCTGTCTATTTTGCTTTTACAAAGATAAAAAAATATCTAACTAATATAATGGAAAACGATTGGACTACTGATATTGAATGTGTATTAGAAAACACTAGAGTTAATAGTGTTATTCTATCAAATGAACACAAACGCCGTTATTTTGCTCTCAAAGAAAATCTAAAATATTATCGTCTGCCTGTAATCGTATTGAGCGGAATTAACAGCATAGTAAGTGTCGGACTTCAACCCTATTTAGAACAGGGTGCTATTAGTATGATTACTTGCTTACTTGCTTTGGTCTGCTCCATTATAGGTTCAATTGAACTTTATTTAGCAATCCAAAAGAGTATGGAAAATGAATTAATATCGCAACGAGATTATTATTTATTATCTGTTGATATATTTAAGACATTATCATTAGCAAAGGAACATAGACCTATTCCAGCAAAAGAATATCTTGATAAATGTTATAATACTTATTGTAAATTAATTGAAAATAGCGACACATTAGCAAAAAAGGTTGAGGATAAGTTGTGTCCTCTTCCTATTAACCTTGTCCCATCAAGTCCTTCTGTTAAATTACCTGAAAGTAATAGTGATATTGAATTGGGCATAATTACACCTACCGAAAAAAAAAATGAAACAAAAATTGGTTTTCACTCGTATCCTTCAGACCAAGGGAGGGGTCCTAAGGCGGGGCTATTCCCGTTATGGACGCCAGCCCTTCTGTCTGCCGAAGACCCTTGTGTCCCTGAAAATTGAAATATTTATTCTATTTTACAAAATCATAAAAATGGTATGCGGGTTTTGTAAACAAAAAGAACACACCAAAAAAACTTGTCCTAATTTGGAACAAATACATATAAATTTATCGCAAAATCCAACAAAAGAAATATTGGAATCGCTCAATCGTATTCAAAGACAAATGATTTTAGAAAAATCATTTGCCCATCTTTCTTACATACAAAGAAAAAAACTGACACGTTCTTCTAAATCTGAAATTATGAAAATATTAACGGATATTTATATTCATAAAATACCAATCCAAATTGAAGCAGAAAAAACAGAAGAAACAAATACCTCCGATACACACTCACGCGATGAAGAATTAAAAATTATTATTCCCAAAATAAACGACTTGGTTACAAAACTAAAAAAAAAACAGACTATAAAATATGAAAAAATACCCAAATCCATACAAATATATTGTTCAAAAAATATAGAAATCAACAATCAATGCCCTATTTGTTTAGAATCCAATACCAATATAGAAACGAATTGTGGTCATTCCTTTTGTTTAGAATGTATATGCACTAATATGAAACAAAATCATAATTGTCCCTATTGTAAATCTTTTATTCATTCCGTGTATATAAAAATCGGCGTTTGAAATGTAAAAAGGTGTAAAATCTATTTGTTAAGAAAGGATATAAATAAATAACAAAACAATCTATAATGGATAAGTCCAGTATTTTGAAAGCGTTTAATACACTTTTTTTTTCATTTTTGACCGATGTCATTTCTATTTTTCCAGAAAACAATGACCTTGTTATCGCGAAAACATCTTTTGAAACCATCAAACAATTGAATACAACGGCTATTGTCAAAGCGTGGTATCATTTTGTTTATCTTCCTTATAAAGAACAGATATTAGGAGGAGATATTTCTTTTTTCATCAACAAAGACTACAATGCCGATCTCAATCATTTATCCAATTCCGGCGAAATTATGCAAACAATCGATAAATTTCGTCAACCTATTCGTGAGATGAGTGAAGAAAACAAAAAACATTCTCTCAATTATATGCAAAAATTAAGTACTCTGTCTGAACTTTATATTAGCAGGTAGTATTTACGCCGTTCAACATTGAATATATTTACAAGTAATACCTATGGTGTTTTTATTTTCCCAAATTCCCGAAATTTTAATAACACATTTATTTTCATGTGAAAAGGTATTCAGTTTGGTAAAGGAATTTAATTTTATCATTCCTGTCATAAATTGTGTTTTAATGGAAGAAATTTCCAATTCAGTTTTGTCGTATATTTCTTTATAATATTGTAAAATATTTTTTTCAATATCAAATATTTCTTTCAACAATGTTCTATTTTCATTCACATCAAAAAACGCAATGTTTTTATGAACTGATTTTAATAAAATAGGAAAATAAATATAGAGACCATTCATTGTTATCAAGGGGTCAGCATAGACCAATTTTGTAAAATTTCCATCCATAATAATATTGTCTTTGGTGTCTAAGAATTGAACGTTATCAATACATAAATCTTTTGTTGTCAATAATATGTTCATAGGATATGAATATATATCTTACTTTCTATTTATATTCTTTACATAATGGTACAAGGAGGTATTTTTACACCTGGTGTACCCGCAACATAGTTCGTATTTCTGTTTCCGTCTTGACGTGAATTTTCCAATTTAGATTTCAACCAACAATTAGAACCATTCGGTAAATCTGAAACATACGCAACACAACCCGGTGTTACATCACAAGCAGCCGCACAATTTGAAAAAGGTCCTTTCCAATATGTAATATCATTTCCAGGATAATCAACGGCACCCTGAAAAATATAACTTCTGGGTGAAGTCAAAGGTGGTCCTTGTTTAAACGCACTACAATTTATTCTTGGAATAGGATTCATCCAAGTTGAATCCCATGAACTCGCTATAGTTGTGTTTGGATACAAATTGATTTGGTTGTTCCCCATATACCGATAAACCGCATTTTGTTCTGTAGACGCGCCAGGTGGCGCTGTTCCCTGAGCACACGCTATAGAATGTCCTGTTGGTGGCGCAATTTGAGGAAGAGCATAGACTTCATTGTTCCATGAACCGCCCAATGTTCCTGAGCTTGGAACACGTCCCCATTGTGTTGCCAAATCAATATCTTTTCCTGTCCAACATTCATTTCCTCCCTGTAATCCAAATACAACATCCCCATTTTGTTGAGCCAATTGTTGACAAGCTTGAACAGAAGATAAATTCGCCCCCCTAAAATTAGGTATAGCTCTTTGACCACTATCACCACCCGCTGACCCTCCATCTCGATAAGCACCATAGTATACTGGTGTTGGTGGTGGAGGAGTTGTTGGTAAGGGCGGAAGCGTAATTCCCACAATCACTTGTTGTAAATTATTGGCTGTACTTGCTACTGATGCTAAGGTTGTTGGATCACTTGTATTGTTTAAATAATTTAACGCCATTGATTGGGTTGTTAAAAAAGATGTGATGGGAGTAGTTGCTGGTGGTTTAGGTGTGGATGGTAAGTTTTTAAATAAATTTTGTAAATTTGTTACTTGTGTTGATAATGAATTTATTTGTGAGTAAAGTGATTGATTGGAGCCTTGAGGATAATTCGTATTCAAAGATTGAATCAATTTATTCAATGCTGTAGCCGTATTATTTATTGTATTTTGTGTACTAGTTGAAAGTTGACTGATTGCTGTAAGGGTAACTCCACTTGGTGGAGGAGCGGTGGTAGGAGCAGGTGTTGTAGGAGCAGGTGTTGTAGGAGCAGGTGTTGTAGGAGCAGGTGTTGTAGGAGCAGGTGTTGTAGGAGCAGGTGTTGTAGGAGCAGGTGTTGTAGGAGCAGGTGTTGTAGGAGCAGGTGTTGTAGGAGCAGGTGTTGTAGGAG